TTCTTCTTTTGGGTGTTACGGAAAGTGGCACTCTTCACCCCCGAGATCTTCTTAATTTTGTCACAAATCTCCTGTTTCTTTGTGGAAGCGGAAACATTCAAAACACCCAATTTCTTTGCGAGATCCACAAGTTCTGGTTTTGCCATGCGCATGCATTGTTTACCGTCAATTTTAAGAGCCGCGAGTTGATTCGTACTCAAAGTTTGTTTTTTGTTACGTCTTTTGGGGGACTTCGTCTTTTTGGGTACACGAACACTTTTACCCTTGACCAACCGAGAGGGTGCTTTGCCGGTAGCCTTAACATCCCCAAATTCGTGCATTTTTCTAACAAGCCCAGCACCAGTATTGTAAGCGTCAAGTAAATCCGATGGTGTCGAGGCACCTGAAATCTGTATACTCCCACTCTTTGCAAAGATGTATCTGTGTCCATTATATGTAACATATAGGAATGGAGAAAGTTCTGGATCATACTTTGCGGAGCTGGCGCCGTACTGTTTCATTAACTTTTCTGGGAGTGCTTCCATATATCCAAATGGACCATTTACACCAAACGTTGCACTGAGATTGTTGTATTGGAATGGGTTATATAAAAATGCCTCTCGATCGGAGTAATTATCAACGATAAACTTACGAATAAGTTCCGGTTGATTTGCGATATTAGTTCCTATAAAGCCACCGGAAAAACGAATTTTACCATTCTTGTAAAAGTTTACAGTAGCACCCTTGGATTCAATATCATTTGATAGAACAACTTTAAGTTGAACAGTAAAAAAGTTTTTACTTAGATCACCCTTTTTACCATACTCCTTTGTGTGCGAGAACCCCGTGACAAAACGCCCATAGATACCATTAATCTCCTTTGTATCTATATAAAGACCCTCTCCGATCGGTGTTTTGGGGAGTGGTGTTTTGAGAAGGATTTTTTTGATGTTTATACGAGTTTCGGCACTAAAATCCTTGTTCACAGTCGCGTTAAACATACCAGGATTTAACTTACTCACGATAAATGTGGGTGGTGATGGAGTTTCGATGTTGGCAATTATATTGTTATTGTTATTGTTGTTACTATCACTCATATGAACAAACTCCGCAAACTCCCCATAATTTGCATTGTTAATTATATTTTTTTCCAATCGAGGTGGAAATGCCATCTCAGCTTCAATTTCTCTGACCAATGCGTTATTTGACGCAGTTGTGGAAACAGAACTTGGACTGTTTGCTGGACGTAATTCCACGCCAGACTGTTTGACAAATTCTCTGAGCTGTTGGCTCATATTACTATTGTGTAGCATTTTTTTCTAGTAATCCTCGGTGAAGCCCAAACTTTCCTCAACCACGTCAACCCCGTAAATGACAGGTTGCCTCGGGTATGTGCGCCCCTTGTATGTCACAACTTCATCCCTAACTTCGATATCCCTCGAACTAAATGGACCCGCATAGAAGTCTTGATTGAACTTGGGCTTGCCAAGGTTGTTCGCTTGACAATGTTGATTGAAAACCTGGATGAAGAGCTTCTGAGGTACAAACGCGTCTTTCCCGAAGACGATGTTTGTAGATTCCAGGAAGTTGTGGAGAGTACTCGCAACCATAGCGACCTGCTTCTGGATTTTCTTGAAATAGTCGGGAACTACGTTCCAGATATCTTTGTCCCTATATTTGTTTGAGTAATCAAGGTACGCCTTGATACACTTGAGTAAAATGATTGGTAACTCACGATTCAACTTCTCGTCAAGTTGTGGATCGGCATCCCTCACTTGTTTGGAAAAGTTCCATGGAAGAATACGGCGAAGAACGGAGCCTGAGTTATCTTTCCAATTGGGAACTTCATTCCCACCCAGAACACCTGGAACAGTCCACTCGATGGAGACCGCAGTTTTGTTTTTGACGGCAACAGAGACATCCTCCCCTGAAACCATAGACTGGAACTCCGCCTGTTCGAGAGCGAGGTCTCCCTTCACTTCTGGTGCGATGAACATGAAGGAATCCTTGATCGCCGAGAGACCGAACTTCTTCTCGATGTTGTTGGAAAGGGTGCCAACGTCTTCGTTTTCATAAAACTTCTTGAAAACTTTGGTAATGAGGGTAGACTTCCCGGATCGAGCGATCCCCTTAAAAAATGGAATGATCTGCCACCCATCCAACTCCCCAATATCAAAACACAAACGCCCACCCATCACATACGCCCAGTTACACACCTCATCTTCGAACTGCTGGTACTTGAGGATTGAATCGAACCAGGGGGTTGGAATATCTTGCCATCTCTCTACGTGTGAGAAGTCATCAAACTGTTGATCAAAATACTTACACGCGATGATTGTTGGGTCAAGGCAACGAAATTCGCGACTGTCATATGGGTAAAAGCAGCAATCATAGACACCACGATCTGGAATCCACTCCTTACCTACAAACACACCATTTTTGAATGACCATACGTTTCGTCTTTTAGTAATCTCCGGAAACTGAGCGTCGTGGCACTTGCTTAAATTATCAATAACGTCTTTGAATGTACTACCTCTCTGTGTAAAGTTCTTCCATGTAAGGAAGTCATCATCTTTTTGCGCCAATGAATAAACAAAGTGTTCAATGGTAAACTTTGCTTGCCATGCACGTGTTCTATGTCCATCTACAGTTCGAATTTCTTCGCAGCACTGTCCCTTGTACCGGCGATACCCAGACTTGTATGTCTGATCGAGAGAATATAGAAGACATTTTTGAAATGGTGTGGAACTTTCGACTTCTTCTTCATCCATCGTAGAAGGATCGCCTGTCGTACTGAATTGTGGCAAAGCCGTGGGATTATCGATTCTCTCAAACGATGTGTAGTGGCGTCGAATATTTTCATAACCATCTGACAGTTGTTTTAAAACATTATTAATACGTCGTACGACATTAATCCCGTCGTCGTTAGGTTCATTTTTGTGAATTTTTAGATCTCGCGCATGATTCTTCAAATTAATGAGATATGTTCTCTGTTTATCACGAATACCTTTTATGGCCAGGATGTCGATCATCGTCGGGTTGGGATTACCATCTTCGTCAAAGTTCTCAGGGTGAATATACTGTCTGTATCCCAACTCACGTGCATTTCTGAAGTCATTTGTTTTCAGTGACCACGCCGATTCAAATCTGTCTATCATGTCGACCACCTGTTCTTCTTTCATCGATTGGATGTGCTGCTTCTGAAGTTCTGTGAGTGCTTCATACTTATCAGGCTCTCGATCGATGAAATGAGTGTGTTCCATTTCTATTTATTGACCTACGATTTTTGTTTCTAAGCTTATTTTTGAGATTGCATTTTAGCGAGCATCTTTATCAAAATTCTATTTTGTGTTTCTATTTGATTAGAAATATTCACAAGTGCTGAACAAACGGTATCACCGTCTGGAGTAGCTAAAAGAGAAGTCATCATACCCATAAGATCTAACTCACCGTCATCGTCTGGAAAAAAATCATCTTCTCCACCCTCAGAAAATTCAATATCTTCTTCGTCGGACACAATTTCACCTTCTTCAATTTCTTCTTCTTCGCGATTGTCTTCCCCAGGCTGTGATGACATTTTAACTTTGACTGAGAAAAGATGATGACCAAAATTTCGCGATGATGCGATTTCAGCCAGAAAAAAAATGTTGCTATATAGTACAAAAACTCTCACAATGGCCGGTGGTCTCATGCAACTCGTCGCCTATGGCGCCCAAGACGTCTACTTGACTGGTAACCCAAAGGTCACCTTCTTCCAAGCTGTCTACAAGCGTCACACTAACTTCGCTATGGAAAACATCGAACAAACTGTTAACGGTACCGCTGCCAACTCAGGCCGCGTGTCCGTGACCGTTGCGCGCAACGGTGATTTGGTCGGTGACATGTACCTCGAACTCGAATCCAATGTCGACACCTCCGTCACTTCCGACACTACCTCCGATAACAACTGGATTGCGGAGCGTGCGATCAACAACGTTGAACTTTCCATTGGTGGTCAACGCATCGATAAGCACTACCAAAAGTGGTGGCGTTTGTACTCGGAGCTTTACTTGGATGAATCCAAGAAAGCTAGCTGGGCCAAGCTCGCGACTGCCAAGGACGGTAAGACTGTGTACTTGCCCTTGATCTTCTTCTTCAACCGCAACCCAGGTCTTTATTTGCCTTTGATTGCGTTGCAATACCACGAAGTCCGCATCGACATCGACTGCGCGTCCGACATGGAAGTCTACCTCAACAAGAATGTCTTCAAGGTGTGGGCCAACTACATCTACTTGGACACCGAAGAGCGTCGTCGCTTCGCGCAAAAGGGTCACGAATACCTCATCGAGCAAGTGCAACACACTGGCTCCGACACCGTGACCTCTGCGGCTACCAAGCAAGTTCGCTTGTCCTACAACCACCCAGTCAAGGAATTGGTGTGGTGCTTCTCCAACACCGCGTCCCGTAACTCCCTCTGGAACTTTACCTCCAGCAACAACGCTGATGAGATTATCCTCGACAGCAACGCGCGTGCGATCTCCGATTCCAACTGCTACGTGCCAATCAGCCAAGCGACTGGTGTCCCACTCGTTGCCTTCGGCACTGGTGGCTCCACTGTTGACTTCACTGAAGAAGCCGCGGGTCCACTTGATAAATTCAAGTTGGTCCTCAACGGTCAAGACCGATTCAAGGAACAACGGGGTAAGTACTTCAACCAACTCCAAGCGTACAACCACCACTCTGGTACCCCATACCCAGGTGTGTACTCTTACTCCTTCGCTCTCAAGCCAGAAGAACATCAACCAACTGGTACTTGCAACTTCTCCCGCATTGACAATGCTCAAGTCGCGGTGACCATGAACGCCACTGACGCGACCACCATGCACATGTTCGCGACCAACTACAACGTCCTCCGCATCCAATCCGGTATGGGTGGCTTGGCGTTCTCCAACTAAGCTAATTATGGCTTAAGTATGTGATCTCGTCTCGTTTCGCGTAATAAAAAAATTAACTTTAAAAATTGATCGGAACACAGTTTTTAAATCTAATGATATGGTATAAAATGGCTGAGAAGCAAACCAAGCAACAGCAGATGGGTATCTGGATTCCAGTGTCAATCCTTGTGGTGGGTGTGATCGCGACCGTTTTCGCGATGTCGCGCAATG